AACCGATCGGTCGATGATTTGTTTGCGATCCAAGCAGGGAAAGTGCAACCAGCGTTGTTTGACTTGGATGCAGGATGCTCTGAAAGTTGTGAGATGTACGAGACAATATAACCACTGATTAACAGGTCTATTTGCCCTGATAACAAATGAGCAAACGATAGAATGGCGAAAATAGTTCACATACAGATAACGAAAGACGGACTCAAGCCTTGTACTGACGTTGACCTTGACACCCTATCGTCAACCTACAAGTACAACGAGCCGATAAAATGCGTCACCACGCACTCACGGGAAACTATCCCAAGTATCAGACAGAATAATACACTTCATAAATGCTTGGACGTGCTGGCCGAAAACAGCCGTGAATCGAATATCTACGACATAGAAACTGCAAAGTATGCCTGTAAGGTCGGGATACATTTTATTGACCCGAGGTTTATAGCTGTTTCTCCTAACGGCACCGTGCAGTTTCGTTATCGTTCGTTCTCTTTTGATAGCTTAAAAGGTAAGGAACGATTGCAGGTGGTGGATCGAGCGCTTGAATTTATTGCTGACAAACTGGGTATCACGGTTGACGAACTGGTAGCCGAGGCAAAGTCAAGGATGAAAAGTTACTGATATGAATCTTAGAGATTACGCAAAAGGCAAGCCCTGTATGGTCAGATCCCCTGTCTGCAACGGCAACCAGGAAACAACTGTACTAGCTCACTGGCGGGACTCGTCAACGGGAATGGGGCAAAAAGAAGATGATCGGATTGCCGCATGGTGTTGTTCATCTTGCCACGATCTGATAGACGGCAGAACCCGTATACCGGGATGGACACAGGACGATATCAAGCTGCTGCATCTCTGCTCGATTATCAGGACTCAGCAGCAGTTAATCAGGGACGGGATACTGTGACCGAATACAACATCACCCCTATACCAAAACCTCGACAGACGAGACGCGACAAGTGGCTTAATCCGCCTCGTCCATCAGTGGCCAGGTATAGGGCGTTTGCCAATGAGTGCAAGAGGTTACGTGTTGAAGTCCCGGCGGAGGGGGCGAATATAGCTTTTATCATGCCAATGCCGAAATCGTGGAGCAAGAAAAAAAAGGAAGAAATGGACCGGCAACCACATACTCAAAGACCGGACCTGTCAAACTTGCTGAAATCGCTCGAAGATGCTGTGTACGGCGAAGACTCACATATCTGGCACTACAAGACGGTAATGAAGATATGGGGCCGGAAAGGGAAAATAATAATCGGGTGATTAATGAGGTTTTTAAAATGCTTATATTAGTAGGTTGTGAATAAAGCCAGACAATAACATCTGCGCTAAGAAAAGCAGGGCATGAGGCATATAGTTGTGATCTGCAACCAACAAGGTTGGGTGTTTGGCACTGCTCGACAGCGTAAACAGGCGTGGAATAAAATGATGGCAAAAAGTAAAAACCCATAATGAAGAGGCCTAGCAAGACAAGGCAGGGAAGTCAAATAACGACTTAATTGTTGCAAGGATTTCCAAGGTAAGTTACAGTATGATAATTAAAGACGTTGGGTTGGCAGCCTGTACAGTATCGCGTCTTAAATTTTAACAAGGAATAAACCATGACAATTAAATACATCAAAAACAGAAGGCATTGCAAAGCGCAGCCAAACAGATTCTATGAGGGTGGTTCCTCACTTGGGAATCTGGCGCTTTGCAATGCCTTTTTTTGTTTGGTGTAATAATGCACAGAGGATATTTTGCAATATGGAGAAAATTTGAAGATCATCCTTTCTGGAAAGAGAAGAGGGTATACTCAAAAGCAGAAGCGTGGATTGATCTTCTTTGGGAAGCACAGCACAAATTAGAACCGCAGGAAGTAGTTTTAGGAATGAAAGTTCTTTTTTGCAATTACGGAGAATCTTTAAAATCTCTTGATACATGGTCTAAAAGGTGGGGGTGGAATAAATCACGTGTTCGCAGGTTTTTAAAACTTTTAGAAGACATGGAACAAATCACTACGAAAAACGAAACAAAAACGACACGGATAACTATTTTAAATTATGGACAATACGACCCAAGGCGAAACGGAAGTGAAACGGAAGTGAAACGCAAGCGACACGCAAGCGACACGCAAGCGACACCAGACAATAATGTAAAGAATGATAAGAATGTAAGAAAGAAAGAAAAGAATAAAAACATTAGGGGAAAAGTTTTTTCCCCACCGTCATTAGAGATGGTTTTGGAATATTGCCAAGAGAGAAAAAACAGCGTTGATCCTGAGAGGTGGTTTGACCATTACACGTCAAACGGATGGATGGTCGGCAAGAACAAAATGAAGGATTGGAAGGCAGCGGTAAGGACATGGGAAAGAAATCCGTTTTATTCTCAGAAAAAAACAGAGGGACCGCATAATGGATTCGATCAAAGGGACTACCAAAAAGGTGCAACAAAATATGAAGACATTCCCGATTTCCTCAGAGACTAAAACCGGGTTTTGTGAGCATGGTACAGAGTGTATGATTGAAGAGGATGGCTCTTTGTGCCGTTGGCAATGCTCTCAGTGTGAGAAAGAAAAAGAAATAGAGCAACGGGCAAAGAAAGCAGCTGCTGACCGGGAACGTTTCTTCTACGCAGCAATGCACCGTCCGTATGCCAATTTTTGCCACATCCCGAAGAGGTTCAAAGCAAAGACTGTCGATAACTATAACGCGGTCAGTGATGGACAGAAAACGATAAAATCTATCTGCCAGAGATACACTGATAATTTTTCGAAAGTTCAGGAAAGGGGAACGTCAATGATTTTCTGCGGAAAACCAGGGACCGGGAAAACGCATCTTGCATACGGAATTGTCAACGTTCTTCAGGAACAGAAAGTAAAGGCGGCATTTACGACAGCGGCAGATATGACGAGCTCTGTCAAGACAGCAATCAGGGAACCGTATGAAGACAATTTGTCTGCACGCGATGTTACAGACGAGTATGCAAGGCTTGAGCTGCTTGTAATCGACGAGGTTGGCGTACAGGTTGACTCAGATGCAGAGCGCCGGATCTTTTTCGACATCATCAACAAACGGTACGAGGAAATGATGCCGACAATACTTTTGTCAAACCTCATCATTGACGAACTGACGAAATTTATCGGTGAACGAGTGGCAGATCGGATGAGAGAGAATGGCGGGACAGTTTTCGCCTTCGATTGGGAAAGCCACAGGGGGTAATAATGATCAAACCAGCATACGCAAAATTCAGAATCGATGGGCGTTTATACACAAGAGCGCAGATAGCTCAAAGATTTGGGGTAAACCAGTCAACGGTCAATCAGATTATCCGCAAAGCCGATAAATCATCTGATATCAAGCGGCTGATTGAAGACCTGAAACTGAAAGGGCCGCATAATCAAAAGCTGTTCAGGTACAAAGATGGCCGGAAGCTGACGATAAAGGAAATATGTAACCTTGAGCCACAGGTTAAACCGGGCGCATTTAGATACCGATACGGGCAATACGGACCAGACTATCCAAGGCTGTACGATCCGAGCGAAAAGCCGCAGGGTGGCGAGGGAAAAAAGGAGAAAATTCCGGTAAGTTTCGGACTTGGACCACGGAAAAGGATTGAGGATGTTACCGGGCCGACATCGTTAGAAAGGGAAATTCACGGATATTAGGGACTAACTATGTAACCAGTTAATTAGATAACGTTTAAGCTAACTGGCAGACGAGATTGAAAGCAATGAATACAGGACACCAACAAAGCATATTTGATCTTCCTCAACTGGAGAAACCGCGATTCTCGGCTGTTCATGTTGAGCGCGTGGTTATACGTGTTTTGAATCTCTATGCCGGGATTGGTGGCAACCGGAAACTATGGGAAAATGTTGATGTAACTGCTGTGGAGTTTGACCCAGGTATTGCAGAAATATATCAAGACCACTTCCCAAAAGATACGGTGATTGTGGGGGATGCTCACCAATACTTACTTGAACATTACAAAGAGTATGACTTCATTTGGGCAAGCCCACCATGCCCGACTCATAGCAGGATAAGAGAGATGGGCGTGAAAAAGGGGCTTTACCCTGCTTTATATCCAGATATTAAGCTATGGCAAGAGGTAACGCTGTTGAAGCACTTTGCTACTTGTAAGTGGGTGGTTGAGAACGTCAAGCCGTATTATCAGCCGATAGTTGCCCCAACATTTGAGCTTGATAGGCATTGTTTTTGGTCAAACTTCTATGTACCTGGCAGCACATTTAAAGGTCGTGGTGTAGATCACAAACAGATTAATGGCGGAAACCACAATATATATGGATTTGATATATCTGGCTACAAAATACCAGACAAGAGAAGACTGCTCAGAAATATGGTTTCGCCTGAAGTGGGGGCGCATATTCTTGAGTACGTATAACGTTTAAATTCAGCGGCCAGCAACCGCTGTAAACTAATATCGACGAGGTTATTCTGGTCCGCTGGAATGCCTTGTGTTATGTGAGGATTTATGGAGCTATTAAACAGGGAATACAATGGAGAAGAACTGTGCGACATTGACAGGGATGTGAGTGAGTGTTTTGACCACCATTTCAACCCGGATGTTTTGAAAATACCAGTAATTGACGGTGGTTTTCCAAGGGGTAAATTTAGAGTTGTTGTAACTTGGGAAGATGAAAACACATAACCATTGATTAACAGGTCTGCTTGCCCTGATAATAGATCATAAATAAACCATCTTGACCAAAAATGAAAAAGGAAATATAATGGAAAAAAATAGACAAAAAATATGGCCAAAAACGAGAAAGGAAAATTTAACGATCTTGGCGACCTGGAAGATATACCACAGGACAAAGAGATAAAAAACGGCTTTTGGAAACTAAAAACAAAAGTTGGCAGGAAACGTCTGTTCAATTCACCCCAAACACTCTGGAAAGCCTGTTGTGAATATTTCGAGGCTGTAGAACAAAACCCATTATATGCCGGTGAACTGGTAAAATATCAAGGAACATCAAGGCTTGAAGCAGTACCACACATGAGAGCAATGTCGATAGGCGCTCTTTGTGTATTCCTGGGAATAAGCCTTAGAACATGGTATGAGTATGCAGATAGGGAAGAATTTTCGCATATCACTACGCAAGTTACCCAAATAATCTACAATCAAAAGTTTGAAGGAGCGTCAGCAGAACTCCTCAATGCCAATATTATAGCCCGTGACTTAGGACTGATAGAAAAGTCAGATGTAACGTCAAAGGGAAAATCCATAGGCAACGTTAACCAGACGGTAATCGTACTCCCAGCAAAAGAAAGCTTGGACGATGACGGCCAATGTCCCGCCAAATAGCACAGTAATTAAACCGCAACCAGGACCGCAGACTAGGTTCTTGACGTGCGGAGCTGATGTTATTTTCTACGGTGGATCTGCTGGCGGCGGTAAAACATACGCCTTACTTCTTGACCCTCTCTACCATATAAACAATCGCCGGTTCGGATCGGTAATATTCCGCAGGACTACAAAACAGATTACGTCTGAGGGTGGTCTGTGGGATACTGCTATGGAATTATATAATCCCATCGGTGGCAATCCGATACAGAACCCCCACTCCCATTTTAATTTTCCATCAGGTGCAAAGATCAGTTTCCATCACATGGAGCACGAGAAAAACCGCTATGACTGGCAGGGGTCACAGATACCGCACATATGCTGTAAAGTTGATACAAATATTGTAATGGCTGATGGAAAACTAAAGCAAGCTGGAAAACTAGTTAAAGGTGATAAATTAAAAACATTAAACGGTGAGGGAACTGTTACCTTCATTGGGTCCCCACGCAAGGCTGAGTGTGTATCTTGTATAGACGGTAAAGGTAATGAGCAGATACAAACAAAAGACCACAAGATACTTACTAGGAGTGGCTGGGTTTCTTACGACGATATTGTTTGTGAACCTCACCAACACCACGATATGGAGCGACCCAGTCAACACCATTCCTCTTGCATATCCTCATTATTGTTCTATAAGAAACTCCTGTCTCTTCCACAGTATCTCTTACGCTCTTTTTATCGTTTTTTGCATATTTTAAGATTTTGGAAATTACAGCAGGATCATCAACCTTTGTCGGTAATTTCCTCTTATATGGGGCAACAAGGTCTGGGTATCTGTTTCGAATCGTCTGTGTGTGACACTTTAGCTCTCTTGCCGCGTGCTTTAGGCCGCCACTTGCGAGAGCTTCTGAAACCTTTTTTCTTGTTATCGGAAGGTTGTTCTTTTTTCTTTGTTCAGAGCGGTGCAGCCGCAAATGGTCTCCTCGTGTCATCACAACAAGATTATCCAAAGAATTATTCATCTTGTCTCCGTCCTTATGGTGAACCAACTGTTTACGATTCAAATAATAACCAAGGTCACGTTCTACAACTAAACGGTGTTGTAATACAAAACCGAATTGATTCGCTCTCTTGTGAGACGGGCACAATTCATAAAGATATCCATTATGGATTGCAGTATGAGCACCCGTATAAACATGAAGCACAGATTGCGGAAGAAGGTGTTTGTTTTTCATCTGTTACAATGTCTCCTTGTGGAATACATGATGTTATTGATATTACAGTTTCACCTCAATGTCATTATATAACACAATCTGGAATAATAAACAAGAACTGTTTCGACGAAATTACCCACTTCACATGGAAGCAATTTAACTATATGCTGTCCAGGCTACGTTCTGGTTCTGGAGTAAAGGGAACAGTCAAAGCAACGTGCAATCCTGATCCTGACCACTGGATACGCTCATGGATTGATTGGTGGATAGGGGAAGACGGACTTGCTATTCCTGAAAGAAGCGGAGTCATCAGGTGGTTTATTGTCGAGGGTGATGAAATATTGTGGGGCGATACTGCAAAGGAATTGACAGAAAAGTATCCTCATGCAATTCCAAAGAGCTTTACTTTTATCCGTTCCAGTGTATTTGATAACAAGATCCTCCTTGAACAAGATCCAGGATATCTCGCAAATTTACATGCTTTGACAAGAGTTGAGAAAGCAAGGCTACTTGAAGGAAATTGGAACATACGGGCTACGGCAGGAAGTTACTTCAAGCGAGGTGAATTTGAAATAGTTGATTCTGTCCCTGCTAATACTAATAGAGTAAGAGCATGGGATTTGGCAGCAACAAAAAGGAAAGAGACAGCCCAGGACAAGGAAAGAAAGTCAGATGATCCTGATTGGACTGCGGGATGCTTGATGAGCGAACACAATGGGATTTACTATATTGAGGATATACAGAGATTCAGGGAAGAGGCTCCGAAGGTAGAAGGGATGATAAAGAATATAGCTTCTTCTGATCCCAGATATACCAAAGTACGCCTGCCACAAGATCCAGGGCAAGCTGGAAAGGCACAAGCAAAGTCCTACATCCAGGCTCTTGCCGGTTATGATGTAGTCACCTATCCAGTAACGGGAGACAAAGAACATCGGGCAACACCTCTTGCGGCTCAAGTACAGGCAGGGAACGTCAAGTTAGTAAAAGGAAAGTGGAATGAAGCATTTCTAATTGAACTGGAAAACTTCCCGGACGGAATACACGATGACCAAGTAGATGCTGCAAGTGATGCCTTTGACGAGTTGACTAATAAAAAACGAATAGCAGGTACTTGGTAATTAAAGAGGCAGCAAATGAAACGTAAAGATGGAAATAGATCAAAAGTGCTGAATGAACAACTGGAATTGAACAGGTCAATTTTGAATAGGATATTTGCCAATTCCAGCAGCGTTCTTGCTAGCAGAATGTCTTATGGTAATACTCAGACGTTTGACGGATTGCGGGATGTGTATACATCTCTTGGCTATCCAGCTGTTGATAAGATCAGTTATAATGATTTTTACGCCAAGTATAAACGGCAAGATGTTGCAGCTACTATAATTGACAAGCCAGTATTTGGAGCATGGAAGAGAACACCAATTATAAAGACGAAAGGAGAGGACATAGAAGATGATCCTTTTCGGACTGAGTGGGAATTACTTGCTGATAGGTTCAAGCTATTTAGTCTATTCCAGCGGGTGGATAAGTTGGCTGGAATAGGGAGATATGCGATATTGTATATGGGGGTACAGGATGGAAGCAATAGACCTTTCGAGCCTTTGAATAATTCTGGAAAGCTTTTATACATCCAGCCATATAGTGAAGGAAACGCCCCGATAAAAACTGCTGTTTCTGATCCGATGCACGAACGCTTCAGTCTCCCGGACAAGTATAGTTTGAGAAGTGTACAAGTAGTAGCAGGGAATATTGATACAAAGGCGTACAACGAAATAGATGTTGATAGTTCCCGTATTATTCACATTGCTGACAATCTTCTGGAAAATAATGTTTATGGAATGTCGAGGCTGGAGAAAGTATACAACCGCCTACTCAATCTTGAATTGATTGTCGGTGGTAGTGCCGAAATGTTCTGGCAAGGGGCTTTCCCTGGGCTGGCTTTCACAACAAGGGACGATTACAACCTGACTGAACAGACAAGTGCTGATTTAACAGAACAAATCAAGGCATATGTCCACCAGTTGGAAAGATACATGAAACTTCAAGGAATCGACGTACAATCTTTGAGTAATACGATTGCTGATCCCGGAAGCCATGTGGATGTGCAATTGACAATGCTGAGTATTGCAACTGGAATTCCTAAGCGAATATTTCAAGGATCAGAGCGCGGAGAGCTTGCGAGCAGTCAGGACACAAAAGCATGGAACGAGTTTTGTGACAACAGAAGAAGAAGTTTTTGTGAACCAAGCATTATAATTCCTGTTGTAGATAAGTTGATTGAGATCGGAGAACTTCCCGAGCCTGCTGGAGGAGAGTACGAAATTGAATGGCCTGACCTTGAAACAGCAAGCGATAAGGACAAAGCAGATATAGGGAAAGTAAGAAGTGAGGCAATTCGCGGATATGCTCAAACACCAGATGCTCAATTGATTGTTCCTCCAAAGTCATTCTTGCAAGACATTATGGAACTTGAGCCGGACAAGGTAGAGCGGATCATGTCGGAAATGGAAGATATGATGACAGATATGTTTCGGATGGAAGAGACTGGAGACATAGAAGCCCAGGAAGAAAGGGAAGAGGACACTGAAGAGTAATGTCAATTTACATCCCGCATATAAATCAGGTAGATCCATCCAGGACAATGACTTTACGTAACAGATGGATTGTTGACTTCAGAAGACGTTTCCGTAAACTGATGTCTGATGTCAATCAAGCGATAGTGGATTTAGATGTATTGGGATTATCAGAATCAGAATCCTCATATATGGTATTGTCCAATGCTACAGGCCTTACCCGGAGGCAATATGATTTTCCTACAAGTGAGGAAAAGATAACCGCTTTCTCTGATTGGCTGAAAAAGCAAAATGAATTGTACTTCTTTACTGGTGGCAGGCAAGGAATACAGACATTTGGGGAATTGAATATTGGTGCTGATACTGCTAGAGATTCCTGGATAAATCTTTACATTGATAGCGCATATCAAAGAGGAATTAGAAGAGCAAGACAAGAGCTGAAAAAGGCAGGGGTGGAGATTAATGATGGAATGCAAGGGATATTAGATTCTGACCCAATCCAGGTTGCTTTCAATACCCCTCTCCACGCTGACAGAGTAGGAATGATATATACCAGGGCTTTTTCATCTTTGAAAGAAATCACAGCAAGTATGGAAAGTACGATAAGTGATGTATTAGCAATAGGGATTGCTGAAGGGCGTGGACCGAGGGAAATAGCTGGAGCGTTGAATAAAGCAATTACTGGGCAAGGTGACGATCTTGGAATACTTGACAGCCTTGGAAGAAAGATTCCAGCGAAGAGAAGGGCTGAAACAATTGCAAGAACAGAAGTAATAAGGTCTCATCATTCAGCCAACATTGGGGAATATAAAGCTGCAGGAATAGCGGGAGTTTCGGTACAAGTTGAGTGGCTTGCTGCTGGAGATAGTAGAATGTGCCCTGAATGTGGTAGGCTCAATGGGAAGATTTTTTCCATAGATGAAATAGAACATATGATTCCGGTTCATCCAAATTGTAGATGTGTGGCAATTCCATATATTCCGGATAATTGATATAAAGGAGAAAACGAATGTTATTCACAAACAAAGTCCAAATAACTTCTCTTGCTGCTAAATCAGTGGTTCTTGGGGAACAGGAATACAAGGTATACCCCTGCGTTCTGTTGGTAGAGGGGGTACACCATGGTATCGGAGCAGATCCTGTTTATTATCCTCCTCAAGTAATTCAGGAATCAGTGGCAAGATGGAACAATGTCCCTGTTACTATTGGCCATCCGGTAGTTAATGGAGAGCATGTAATGTGCAATCATGATGGAACTATCAGGCAGAGATTCCAGGTTGGATATGTCAACAATGCCAGGTATGAAGCAGGTAAATTAAAAGCTGATTTATATCTCCATATCGGACAGGTCCAACAGAAGATTCCAGAATTATTTGGGTATCTGGAAGGGGGAGGAGAGCTAGAAGTCAGTACTGGTCTTCTTGCGGGGGAAGATGGTGTTGCTGGATCGTGGAATTCAGAAGAGTACGCTGCCTCCGTGCTCGAAATAATCCCCGACCATCTAGCTCTTCTCCCCGGTTCTGTTGGAGCGTGTAGTTGGGAAGACGGATGTGGAGTGAGGGTAAATTCAAAAGCTAAAATTCATTCTCCTTTCGTCAACGAATTATCTATCGATAGAAAGCTTTCAAAAATATACAAATACCTGGATAGCTTAGATCAGTGGAATGAAAGCAAAGGAGAATATGACAAATTACATTACTCTGAAGCAATCTATGATAGTTATTTTATATATGAGGAAAAATCTCAGGATGGAACCACAGTCCTGTTAAAACAGAATTACAGTTTTAATGAAACTGATGAATTGATATTAGAAGGAGAAAAAGCAATAGTGATAAAAAACATCACATATGAAGTCAAAATGAACAAGGAGGAAAGTAAAATGAAAGAGAGTAAAAACAATGAAGAAAAAAAGTGCTGCCCTGAAAAAGTGAAGGCGCTTATCTCAAACGAGAACAACGCTTTTACCGAAACAGACAAAGAGTGGTTGGAAGGAATGACTGAGGATCAACTGGAAAAGCTGGTTGCCAATTATGAAGTTATCGAGAACACAGAAGTTGATCAGCCTGTTGATCTTGCAGCTTTTCTAGAGACAGCACCGGCACCGATCAAAGCCATGTTGAATGAAGGACTGGCTGAACTCGATAGCAAAAGGAAAACTCTCATTGATAGCATCCTTGCTCATGAGGGAACAAAATTCACTGCTGATCAGTTGAAGCCGATGGAAACCGGGATGCTGGTCAACATTGCGGCAATGATCCCGAAGAAGCAGGAAGAATCATACCCGGCTGGAAATTACGGAATGACTTTCCCGGCCCATGCCCGGGTTAATGAAGGTGAAGAGGTTGAGCCTTATGTCCCTGTTACCCTTTCTGACCGACTTGGGAAAAAGGAAGAAAACAATAAATAATATCCAATATCAACGGAGGAAAAAAGATGAGTAGCGCAAAAACAGTAGTTCTCAAAGGAAGGGGATGCCGAAATGAGCGTATTGCTGATGGAGCAATCACTCCCGGGCATCTGGTAGAAATTCAGTCCACCGGAAAAATCAAGGTACATGATACTGCTGGTGGATTTTGTCAAAAAGCTTTCGCTGTAGAAGATGATCTTCAGGGGAATCCAATTTCAACAGCTTATACTTCTGGAGCAAGGGTACAGTACAACGTGATGCTCCCCGGTGATCAAGTTAACGCCCTTATCAAAGATGGGGAGAATATTGCAATTGGCGACAAGCTGGTATCTGCTGGTGATGGAACTCTGAAGGAAGCCACTAGTGAAACTGCGGATAGTACTATTGTTGCTATCGCTGTTGAAGCTTGTGATATGTCTGGCTCTTCTGGTGCTGATCCTAGCAATCGCTGTGCGGTAGAAATCGTCTAAGGCATTGGAAAAGACTTTCAAACAATTACAAATATAGGAGAAACAAAAATGAAAGAGAAAGTAAACATGGAGCTGATCCAGAATGGAACTGGAACAGGCGCTGTATCAAGTCGGTTGCTTCAGTCCAACATGGACCCTGGAATCCTGAAACCGTTCATCGGTGACGATGGCATGAGTTATCAGACCGCAATAATCAATGGTAAGGCAAAAGCCGTGCCGATCCTCAACACTGCTACGCTCCGGAAGGATGAGTGGAAGCAGATGGACGATGCTATATTGTTTGCAGCCCAGGAACGTCTGATCGGTGTTGCTGATCTTTATTCCCGTGGACTGGTATACAATATCGGAAACGGACTTGGGAAAACGGTTCTTGAGTATGAAGACCTGAACGAGATGACCGCTGCTGAAATTACAATGGATGCGGTCACGCCGACCCAGAAAGACAGGCCTCAGTACGATCTGAAATACTTGCCGCTCCCGATCATCCACAAGGACTTCAGCTTTAACATCAGAGCGCTCAATGCTTCCAGAACTACCGGTACACCCCTGGACGTGGTTGCCGGGATGCAAGCTGCAAGGCAGGTCTCAGAGAAGGTTGAAGATATCCTTTTCAACGGAGCCAGCACATACACCTATGGCGGCGGGACCATTTATGGGTATACAGATCACCCGAATAAAAGCTCAGTTACATTATCTACTCAGTGGGACGCAAGTGCCGCGACAGGTACGACCATCCTTGATGATGTCAGAGCGATGAAACAGGCTGCCATTGATGCCAAGCATTACGGACCGTATGTATTGTACATACCGACCAACTATGAAACCACGCTTGACGATGATTTCAAATCAGAATCTGACAAGACCATTCGCCAGCGTATCCTTGAAATCAGCGGTATCCAGGATGTCAAGGTTGCCGACAAGCTGACCGATGACACGGTTGTCTTGGTACAGATGACCAGTGATGTTGTCCGGATGGTGGAAGGACTGGCCATGCAGACCGTTGAATGGCAGGAAGGTGGCGGTTTTACCACCAACTACAAAGTCCTGACAATCATGGTGCCTCAGATCAGAGCAGACCAGAATGGAAACAGCGGTATTGTAGTTCTGTCAGCATAAACATAAATAGGGGATATATAACCAAAATCCCCTATTAATAACCAAAATCAAAGAGGAATGAAATGCCAGAAATATACCGGTGGAGAAAGCGATCTGGAACGGGGACGCATTATTTTAAGGTTAACGGAGAAAAGCATCGAAAAACCCCTGCATCACCTCCGTTCGATGCGCCAATGGCTCCAATCAAGCCGTTTATCGATGAATATGACTGTCTCGGAAAGTACGTGAATGGTGATCTTGTGCCGATGGACGACCATGAAGAATTGGAAGAAACGCCAGGGAAAGACGATATTACTTTGGAAGTGGTAGCAAAGGGCAGAGGTTATTTTGACGTGATAAACCCAGACAATCCTGATAAGCCGATAAACGATAAGGGACTCAGGAAAGAGGCCGCTTATAAACTGGCAGGACTGGAGATACCGGAAGAATGAGCCACCTTTGGGAGATCCCGGAATTATGGCCAGGCTCAACAGTCTATATAATCGGTGGCGGTCCAAGTCTTCTGGATCTCGATTTATCGTTAATCCATGACAAGCGGGTGATCGGGGTAAATCAGGCTTATAAACTTGGAGCCTGGGTAGATGTTTGCTGGTATGGAGACAAACAATGGTATCCTTCTCAGTTTCCCATGATAAATGATTATAAAGGACTGATTGTTACTTGTTCAGCAGAAGCCCAAGAACATAGACGATATAGGAGGGTCAAATATGTTGGCCGTGGTGCTCAATCTGGTTTGGTTACTGATCGTCGGACTCATATTGCTTGGAATGGTAATAGTGGGGCTTCAGCTATTAATGTTGCATATTGGCTGGGAGCTAAAAGAATTGTTTTACTCGGATTCGATGCTCAATTACCAGAAGACAAAGTTAATGGACGGACCCATTGGCACGATGACTATGAAAGACGATTTGACAAAAGAAGAGGGCAATTAGTAGACAGTTATTCCAATTTTATGAAATACTGGCCTATCCTTGCCAAACATTGCGAAAAGATAGGATTAGAAGTTTTTACCACTACTCAAGAAAGCGGATTGAAAGATATATTCCCGTACAAACCATTAGAGGAATTGATATGAAACTTCACTCCAACTACAAGACTCACAATATCTACAAACATTTTGATATCTATAAGAGCGACTTTGCTTGGATAGATGGAAATGTAGAAGTTGGGGAAGGAACAAGGATATATCACTTTACTGTAATTCGAGAAAATGTAAAGATTGGTAAAAACTCTATCATTGGTCATAACGTGGTTGTTGAAAGAGACACTGTAATTGGAGATAGAACAACAATACAAAGTCAATGCCACATTACTGCTGAAGCTGTTATCGGAAATGATTGTTTCTTTGGTCCTGGAGTAGTAACCATGAATGAAAGAAACATAGCAAATAATGGAAGAGCAATACCTAAAATTGAAGTGTTGAGAATTGGAAACGGGGTCAGGATTGGAGCAGGTGCCATTATAGCTCCAGGAATCCAGATAGGAGACAATGCTTTTATCCATGCGGCAAGCTTTGTCACGAAATCTGTTGGGGAAGGGGAAATATGGGGCAACCTGCGAGGGGAGTCACGAGCGTCACGTCTAGGCATGGTTCCTATGGAGGAACGGCTGTGATAGTCCCTGCATTCGCTTGCGTATTACGCTCAGGAGGGGATTATAAGCCTGAGCACGTAAATGCTTTGGCCCAACAAGTGGCTGAACATACTTCTGTCCCTCATGAATTCGTTTGTTATTCTGACATTCGAGTTCCTGGGATACAAACTATTCCACTTGAAAAGGAATATCCTGGATGGTGGAGTGTTCCTGAAGTATTCCGTCAGAAAGGCCCAACAGTAATAACCGGGATAGATACAGTTATTACTGGGAGTTTTGATCCGCTCTTCAAATTGGCTGTAGAATCGACGGAAAAAGACTTTTGGATGATCAGGGCTTTCAATCCCAAAAACCAGTATGCGAGCGGGATAATGGCGTACAATGGGGATTGGTCAGGGATTTGGGATTCATTTGAATATCCAAGGGACTCAAAGCCAGGAGGGGAACAGGATTATACAATTTCATATTTGAAGGGGAAGGGGATTACTCCAAGAATTCTTCAAAACAAAATATCAGGAATATACAGCTATAAAAAGCATTGTAGAAAGGGGATTCCAGCAGATTGCCGAATAATGCTTTTTCACGGGAAGCCTAGACCATTTGAGGTTCCTGAGATATGGAGCAATTTAGTAATTTCGGATGAATGTTGTTATTCTCCCATTCCGGAACTTTGGCCGGATTCTACTGTTTATATTCTTGGAGGTGGTCCGAGTTTGTTGGATTTGGATTTGTCTTTGATAGAAAAGAAAAGAGTATTGGGAGTAAATCAAGCTTACAAACTCGGAGATTGGGTAGAGGTTTGTTATTCAGGGGATAGACGTTGGTATCATTGGAATCAAAGAAAGATCAGAAGATATAAAGGATTGATGATTACCAGTTATCCAAACTTCATACCAACAAAAAAAGGAAAACTGGTTTTAAATGTTGGAAGGATTTCTAAACATGGAATAAGTGGAAAGAAAAATACTGCTATTTGCTGGAATGGAAATTCTGGAGCATCTGCTGTAAATGTCGCTTATTGGTTAGGAGCCAGAAGAATCGTTCTTTGTGGTTTCGATATGAAGAGGCAGGGTCAGAAATTCAATTGGCATACAGATTATCCAAAACTCCCTCCGAAGAAACAGAATGGGAGATTGACAAGTCCATACAGACAATTTTTAGAATGTTGGGATTCTATAGCAAGGGATGCGAAGAAGTTGGGAATTGAAATACTGAATGCCACTCCTGCTGGAAATTTAAACCACTTTCCAAGAGTAAAACTTGAGGATACGTTATGATTGACCCTATCATCATTACTGGATGTGCTCGTTCTGGAACCTCTTTGACTGCCGGCATAGTTCATCTTTGTGGGGCATACGGTGGAGATATGTTCGGGCCTAATAAATATAATCGCAAGGGCATGTTTGAAAATAAGGAAGTCAGGCAGAATGTGGTCAAGCCTTATCTTAGAAAACTTGGAGTTGATCCACTCGGCCAGAAACCACTTCCTAACAATCACCAGGTATTTGGAGTTAATGACAGACAGGCAACCGAGTGGCGGGCCAGAATCCAGGAGATATACAAGCATCAGGGGTATATCGACGGTGAATGGTTCTACAAAGGGGCGAAATGTTGTCTGATTTGGTTTCTCTGGCACAGGGCATTTCCGAAAGCAAAGTGGATTTTAGTTAGAAGAGAAAAAGAAGACATCGTCAATTCTTGCATGAGAACCGCATTCATGAGCAAGTATAAAAATCCAGATGGCTGGGGAATGTGGATAGATAAACATGAGCGCAGATTTGATGAAATGAGACAGATAGGAGTGAATATGTTTGAGTTTTGGCCTTCCAGGGTAATTGATGGTTTGTTCCTTCATGCTGAGGAGATGATCGATTTTCTTGGACTTGAATACCAGAGGGACTTGGTTGAAACTTTTGTAGATCCTACTTTATACAGGAGGGGAGCCAATGGCTGTTCGCGTAACTGAAGCAGATGTCCGGGAGATTATAGATACAACTCTTGGAACTGGTGAAATAGACCCTTTTATCATAACCGCAAATATGCTTGTGAATGGGTATCTTGGATCTTCTAGCCTGGACGAAACGGTTCTCACAGAGATAGAAAAGTATATGTCAGCTCACGTCCTTTCGGTAAAGGATCAGAGAGTATCAGCAGAAAAGATTGATGTTTTGTCTTTTACCTACACCGGGACTTTTGGAGAAGGGCTGAAAAACACCCAGTATGGGCAGATGACTATTCTTCTAGATACTACAGGGACTCTTGGAAAGCTTGCTCAAAAAGGATTCAAGGGACAAGCCAGTATATCTGTAATGGAGTATCATAATGAATCTTAGCAAAGTGCTGAATCAAACTGCTGTGTATTGGGCTCCTTCCACAAATGATGGATGGGGGAGTTCTTATGTATCTCCTGTTGAAGTATCAGTGAGATGGACGGACGGTCAGCAGAAGTTTGTGGATGACAAAGCAGAGGAACATATCTCTTCTGCTTATATATTGGCAGAAACTGACTTTGCTATAAACGGGAGGATGAAACTCTGTTCCCTGACTGATCTGGATAGTGCTCAAGATCCTGATGAAGAGGGAGCATTGTTGATTAAGGGATTCTCAAAGATTCCAGACAAGCCAGCAAATCAATTCTTGAGGAAAGCATGGCTGGTATGAAAAAACTGAAAGGACTAGACAAGGTTCTTTCTAATCTGAATAAAGCTATTAAGAAACAGAGACTAAATACTTCCTCTGGACTACAAGAAGCAGCTCTTGTAGTTAAAGCTGATAGTGTAAAACTGACTCCTATTGATCTTGGCAATTTGAGAGCAAGTTCATTTGTGATGGTCACAGGAAGATCAAATCCTGCTTCTCCTTCCTGGAAATCATCAGAAGATTCAGGAAAAATACAAACAGCATATTCACAAGCTGTATCAGAAGGAAGATCAATAGTAGGAAAGAGCGATGAACATATAGTGGGAATTGTAGCATATGGGGCTTATTACGCTTTATATGTTCATGAGACGCCTATGAAACACGCTGGAGTTCCTAGAACTACAGGAAAGGGAAATTATTGGGATGGTGGAGAAAATCAATTCCTTTTGAAATCTCTTATGAAGAATAAAAAACGAGTTTTAGATATATTGGTTAAACATGCAAAGGTATAGATATGAATTCTCCTATTAAAGACTTGGCTGATTATCTAGTCGCTAATGCTTCAATGACTATGGGAACAAATCTATTTGCTGGTATTCTTCCAGAGGCTGATGGAACCATAACAGCGTTGATGGATACTGGTGGAACTTCTCCTGAACCAACAGATATAGAGAATCCAACTGTACAAGTTTTAGTCCGAGCTAGAAAGGGAAGATACCAGGACGCTTATGCTCAGATGAGGATAGTTTTAGAAGTTCTTCACCGGCTTTCCAATACTACAATAAATGATACTGTTTATATAGTAATTTGGAAACTTACTGAAATATTGAATGTTGGAGAAGATAAAAGAGGAAGGCCCATTCTTTCTTGTAATTTGAGAATACAGAGAACGGATTTGCCTTGAGTATTAATTGATGGTGCTGGAGGCATCCTTACTTATAATGGTTTTTGGTTGATTTCTACAGGAGGTTGCTAATGTCAGCATACAGAAATATACAGAACCTTCAGACTTCTTTAAAATTTGGAAGTTCAGAAAGTTATTTTGAGATTGAGGTGGATGGGAGTATTACCTATAAGGGAGATTCCACCGTATGGGATGATATTGTTGGTTCTCTTATTGGACAGAGACTGTACTCAAATGCCGGAACTGTAGATTATAATTATGAGGAAAATTGCGTAGTATTTCAGCCTGGAGGGGATATAACAGATTTAGCTGATTGTTTGGTATTTAATTATCAATATCCTCATAAAGCAAAAGATACAGGTTATTTAAATCTTCATTTTCATTGGGAGCAGGAATCCACTACTAATAGAGAAATTACAGTATGGTATAGAATACAAAGTAATAATAATTTAAAAACAGAAGATTGGACTGAAGTAATAATTAACACTAATGATAATAATATATTTGAATATTCATCAGGGACATTAAACCAGATTTCTGCTCTTGCTTCTATTGATATGACAGGAGCCGGGATTAGTGCTACAGTTCAATTTAGAATGACCAGATCAGATTCTAATTCTGGAAATATTAATGTAACTTTTGTAGATGCTCATTATGAAATTGATGGACCTGGATCAAGACAGGAATATGTTAAATAAAGAAGAATCAAGTAAACAACAACAAATAAATCCTTAAAAGGAGGAAAACAAAATGAGCAACGCAGTCAGTGGAGTAGGAACAGTATTCAAGCGGTCAGACATGGAAAGTGCTCCAACTTTTTCAGCAATCGCTGAAATCAACAGCATCGATGGTCCCAACAAGTCAAGGGATACTATTGATGTAACAAGCCTGGACAGTACAGGAGGATACAGGGAATTCATCGCCAGTTTTCGAGATGGTGGGGAAGTCAGTTTGGAAATGAACTTTACCCGTGATGGGTATGTAGATATGAATGCTGACTTTGAAGTGGAAACTCTGGTGGACTATCAAATTGTCCTTCCGGATTCTGGAAATACTACTCTGGACTTTTCCGGTTTGGTCACCAGTCTCGGACTCGGAATTCCCCTGGACGACAAGATCACTGCTCCAGTAACCATCAAAGTGAGTGGACAAGTAACTCTGTCCTCATAATTAATCCTATATAACCAGAAGGGAGAAAACCAAAATGGCAACATTGACGAAAATTGATATTCTCAAACCTCGCCCATTGAAGACGGAAATTGTTCCTGTTCCTGAGTGGGGAGGAGAAGTGATTGTCCAGGAGATGACAGCTGCTCAGAGGGATGAATTCGAAACTTTTGCTTTGATGAAACGGGAAGCAAAAGACGAATCGCCAAAAGGCATCAGGGTGTCGATCATCATAAACACTGTGGTTGATGAAAATGGGAAGCCATTATTCACAGATTTGGACGCTCCTGATCTCGCAAAGAAGCCTGGAACTATCATTGATCGAATAGCATCTGTCGGATTGAGGCTTTCAGGAATGACAGAAGCGGTAGTGGAGGAGCAGTCAAAAAACTCCGAAACCGTCCCGGTAGAAAGTTCCTCTTCCGACTCTGTCGTGAATTAGGTTATCCACACCCGGATCATCTTCTCAGACAGCTTACCTCCTCGCAGCTGTCTGAGTGGATAGCCTATGCAGGAATCGAACCTTTCGGGACGGGTATTGAGGATCAGAGAATGGGAACAATATGCTCCACAATAGTAAATGCTTTAATTCTAGTAAACTCAGATCCAAAGAAACTAAAAAGTATTAAATGGTATCAGCCTTCTGATTTCGTTCCAGATTATACGGAAAGTGAAACAGAAGAAGAAGAACCAAAGACGCAGACAGTTGAGCAAATGAAAGAAGTTCTAAAAGCCATCGCAGGAGTTAAAGGATGATAGATCTTGGTTCCTTATATACCCGGATAGAAGCAGATACGAGCGGATTGAATAAGTCTCTTGGAGCTATCAAGAAGTTCGCAAAAGTATCTGCTGGTGTTCTTGCAGGAATTACTGCTGCTGGAGTCGGAGTTGGTGGAGCTGCTGCTGCAATAGTCAATTCTGTGGCAAAGCAAACAAAGGAGATGTCCAATCTGGCTAATGCAGCTGGACTTGATACTGGAAGTCTTCAGGCTTATGCTTTTGCCACAGAAACAGTAGGAATAAATGCTGAAAAGTTGGCTGATATTTCAAAAGATGTCTTTGACAAGATAGGAGACTATGCCGCTACTGGTGGCGGTGAAATGAAGGATTTCTTTGAGAATATTGGAAATGCTGCTGGCCTTACCGCTGAAAAGCTCTTGAAGATGTCTGGTCCTGAAGCTCTTGGTGCCATGAAAAACGCTATGGATGCTGCCAATATTTCGGCAAAGCAACAAGTGTTTTACATGGAAGGGATTGCAAACGATGCTTCTTATCTAATTCCGCTTCTTGCTGAAAATGGAAAGCAGATGAAGCAGCTTGCCGACCGAGGAAGGGAACTTGGCGTATCACTGAGCGAAATAGAAGTTGAGAATTTGAAAAAGGCAGCAACAGCAACTAAAGAACTTGGAGCAACATTTGAAGTATTGAAACAGAGAGTCGCTGCCGGCCTTGCTCCCATCTATACCTGGATTGTCGAGAAGTTGACTGTTGGTATGGAGAATTTCAATAAAACTGTAAGTTCTGGGGCAATCACAGAATGGGCAAAAGAAAGTGGAACAGCTATTTTAGACTTCGCTTCAATATTTATAACAGCATTTGATGCAGTTTACCGTTCTATAAATGCTGTTATAGGATCAGCAAAAATGGTTTATGCTGGAATATTTAAAATTGTTCAGGGAGTTACTTATCTTGGATTACAAGTAGCAAAATTGACAGGAAATGAAAAGGAGATACAAGATTGGTCTGCTGGATATCAGGCAGCAACTGAAATAATAGAAAATTCAGTAAGTGATGCTTCAGAAGCATTTAGTAGAATGCAAGATGGACTACCTTATGCAGATGAAGCTAAAAACAAAATAGAGAAGTTAAAGAATGAATTATCAGCAATAGACAGTAAAACGAAAACTGCTGAAAATATAGAAAAGAACATAACAAAGCCAATTAGAGAAATAGCCACAAAGTCTTATCCAAAACTCGACAAAGGATTTAAAGATATATGGGAGGAAGGTGGGAAGGTAGCAGAAGACAATTTAAAGAATGTAGACAGCCAACTGGATCAGATTTACGACAACATAGATAGAATTTATAACAAATATAAGGATCTCTCCAATATTGATCTGGTCACTCCTCAAGCAAGAGCGGGGTATTCTCTTGGGGGAGTTATCCAGAAAATGAAGGATGGAGGATCTGTAATCAAGGCAGCTGCCGGCAGGTACTTTCCAGGATTTGGAGGAGGAGACAAGATCCCAATACTTGGGGAAGCTGGGGAGTTTATGATTAATAAGTTTGCCAATCGGGCAGCAGGAACGGATACCACTAGAGCCTACAACAATCAAGATTGGGGTACAGTAGTTTCCAATCTATTCCAGAAAATGAGCAGCGGAGGTCCAACTTCTCCTGCATTTGCCCTTGCTGGTGGGGGGAGTGTGGTCAGCAATCAGCAGCCTTCTGAAACTCCAAGGATTTACAATATTCCTGGAATGGGTTCCATATCAGTAAGATCAGATGAAGTAAATGCCCAGAAGATGTTGAGAGCATTTAAGAAATTACATTCAGGGAGATCATAATGGCTATCACTGTAGGAACGGTAACTCTCAATCAGCATATTTCCTGGAGAGGATACCACAACAATCCAGCAGTTCCCGGTTCTGAAGCCTCTACACTTGGAGGAAGAATTGTAGTCAATAGACTTTTGGGAAACAATACCACTGATGTAGTTCTGGAAGCGATAGAAGAGGACAACATCAGAAAGGGATATTTCACCAAGCCTGTTTTGGATGATCTTAGAACATACCGGGATGCTGGAACTCCTGTTACTGTAAACTATCATGGAGAGACTTTTGTTGGAGTAATTCGAGTAAAAGGAATCCAAGTGGAAAAGGTTCTTTGGCAATCTGAATATGATGATGAAGAAAAATATATTGGAAGCATAACTTTTAAACGAACAGGAGCATAGACATGGACAGCACTGATCTGAAGATGTACAAATCGAAATCGAATGGGAGAATGAGCGATACTGAAATAGTATCAGATCGGGTTCAGAACTTAATGGTTCATGTGACCAGTTCTCAAAGGACAGCAGGTTTTTTCGACTATTACAAAGCCTGGTGGCAAATAGATGATGATGACGATGGAGTGGGGATTGATCCTGAAACTTATTGGGACTTTCCAACACTTTCCGATGACGACTATGTAATGATGTTTGAAATGGATGATCGGGATGCCGTTACCGACATTACTGGATACGCCACCGGGAATGATACAGAAAGGAAGTATGGAGTTGCTTTTCTAGCCGAAGATATTACTGCTGGAGATCAGACTTTTGATGTTGTGGTAAAAAATGCTGCTATGGCTTCAGGAAATGACGCAATCTTTGCGGATGGGGATACTATTAAAATTACCTCGAAAGCAACAGACATAGCACTTACTGGTGTAGAAGAGACGCATACAATAGACGGAACTCCAGTGGTGGCTAGTGACGGAGTAACGATCACTTTGACTATTGCTGATTCGGGGGGATTTGATAATAGCTATGTAGCAGATGGATCAGTTATTCGGGTCAGGTCTATTATTGAACCAACTTCCGATATCGAAACATCTGCTACAGCAATGGTAGTTACTTCTGCTGGAGATGGGGATTATGACGACACCACCTATCCGATTGTTTTGGATAATATGGGAACGGTGGATGAGGATTGGACTTTATACTTCACTGATGCGACCCATTTTAGACTTGATGGAGATTCCCTTGGAAATGCCGTTGATACTGGCGATACTTCCTCTGACTTTGCTCCGAGTAATGCCGGGAGGGACAGCAAGCCCTATTTCACGATTGACGCAGATGGGTTCAGTGGGACTTTTGCTGCGGGGGATACTATCACTTTTACCACTAAGCCAGCAGCATACCCCATAGGGATCAAAAGAGTTGTTCCTGCCCTTTCTGGCTCATTGGCTAATAATAAGGTTGGAGCTGTTCTTGTAGTTGAAGCTGCTCCTGGAGCATAA